TGGTAGCTTTATATGAAAATGGTATAATACCACACATACAGATTCATGATGAGGTAGATATCTCTGTTGAGTCTGATGTACATGCAGAAGAAATAATTAAAATTATGGAAGCTGCTGTTGAATTAAAAGTCCCAAACAAAGTAGATTATGAAAAGGGGGCTAACTGGGGTGAAATTAAGTAATGGCATATTTGAATGCAAACATACCGGCGACGTACGCACAGATCAGGAAAGAATATCTTTATGATCTTAAAAAACACCATGGCGAAGTTGAAGATTGTATTATCTTCGGCTTATCGTGTATGGGTGGAAGGGCTATATTATTTCACGCTATTATGGGTAACGGTGCAATATTTTATCGCCTTCCTATTAGCGCGTTTATTCAGCAAGGATATAAACCAGAAAACGTTCCCAAGCGACGCCTTGATGAACTTGAGCTTTGGAATTCTTTTAGCTATTATCCTGCTGTTACTTGCTGGTCTATTCTAAGCGCAGCTTCAGGCAAATACATTGGTAAAGATAAAAAATGGCACCACGGCAGGTATTTATTTACGGTTGACTTTGCTCATCCAGAAACTAATATAATGGATCCGGACCATTCCGAGATACCGCACGAACATAAGTGCGCGCACATAATTGCTCTCGATGATGGCAATTTTGCTGCACAACCTAACAACAGATGTATTTGGGATTTACCTTCTTTCACAGTGAAAGATAACATTCCAGATTGGAAAGTGCAGACTAACGAATGGAACGTTGAAGACACAGGTAAGTGGAAAACAGAAGACACTGACAAGTTCTTCTATGAAATTGAGGAAAAAAAACATGATTAAAAAAATTTGGAATAAAGTAAAACAAATTTGGAATTGGATATTATCTAAATTCTTATAGCGCTTATAAGATAGGGTGGTGCGGGAGACTGTATCACCCGGTACTAATTATGAAAACAATACCTGACGCGATTACAGACATCAAAAGATTTACAAAAAGAGTAATAGATGTGCCTTTATCGTGGATGGAATCTCTAGGTTGTTGGATGAGTAACTACGCCTGGAATAAAAGATGGAAAAATAGAAAAGATGGATACGGATACAGAGATGAAGACTTGTAAAAATTGTCACCACAAGTGTCATTGTGATGGTGACTTACATGCAGATGAATATGGTTTATGTACCTGTGAGGAGTGTAAATGTTAATAGGAGATAATGATGAACTATTATATGACTATAATACTTTTCATATTAATTATTTTGTTGGGAATCTTTGGAGGACCTTCTAGTTATGGCGCTTAAAATCTCAGAGTCGGCTTCGGTGCAGATGCCTATGAAGACGGTTGCCAGTTTGATCACAATAATTGCAGTTGGAACCTGGGCTTATTTTGGTATTCATGAAAAATTAAATCAACACTCAACAAAGATAGAGTTGATGCAAAAAGATTTAGAACAGAACTCAGAGTTTAGAATTAAATATCCAAGAGGTGAGTTAGGTCAATCAGCTGGAGAAGCAGAGCTTTTTATGATTGTAGAACACGTTAGTGGTTTACTAGAAGATGTTGAATCAGAAATAAAAGGTATGAGAAACAACGCTGTTAACATAGAATTTTTAAAGAAAAGAACTGAGAAGTTAACTGAAGATGTAGAGAAACTAATTAGGAACGGAAATGGAAAGAATCACTAGAAAAATTTTAGATTATATCTCTGATCAAGAGAAAAAAGCAAAGCAAATGAGCTATGTAAAAGATCTCAAAAAAGAAGTAGAGATCAATGGCACAGGCACACATAAGTACAGAATTAAATATGGGCCAAACAAAGGAAAGGTAGTACGATGATAGAGACTGTGTTTGCACTTATTCTAACGTTAAACGGAAATATGATAGAACATGTATACAAACCGTCGTTATCCGATTGTTTGAAATCAAAGCGTATCGCGCAGAACGAGGTAAATCCTGAGAGAGTTGTATTTACTTGCAAGAAAGTAAAAGCTCAAACAGAGATATACATGGATCGAAAAAAGATTATTAAAATATTATAATGGAAGTTATCTGTTATATTCTTATTATACTCTGGCTTATGGGCCAGTCATGAAGAAACCAAATAAGAAAAAAAATCCCATAGCAAGACAATTAAAACACTTTACTTCAAAAATTTTTAAGAATAAGAAAAGATATGACAGAAAAAAACTGGAAGCAAAAAGTCTTAGAGACTGAGATTGTATCAGGACATTGTCCTGAGTGTGAGATGTACACTATTCTGGTTGGTTTACAAAGAGCATTTTATAGATGCACTAATTGTGGTTATGACGTCGAACAAAAAGTAAATGGTGTGATTCAATATATGAGAATAGATAAAAACACCAGGATGACACTACTCGACGAACATGGCCAAGATTAAAGGATTTTTAAATAAGATAGCACACGAACCTGTCTTTCACAAAACAAGTATTGGACGTAGACCCAGCTTGCAAAAAATGAACAAACACAAACGAAAAAATTTTAAGCCCTATCGGGGACAAGGACGTTAATGAAATTTATATTAGTATTTACAATCTGCGCACAAATGTATCAACATTGCTTACCGCCTACTTCACACAAAGAGGTGTATACAACACACTATGAGTGTGCAACTTCAGGTTATGAAATCGCGTCAGAGATGTTAGTTCAAATGGGGCAGAATCGTGTCAACAATGACCAAATTGTGATTGCTTTTGCATGCGAACCTAAAATGGACATTTAATGTTGCCGTGAGCAAGAAAGCTCACGGCAAACAAAAGGTGTGAGAAGAGATCGCCAGAATACATGAAAAATTTTTTTCTTGCAACCCTTGTTTTTTTATTATACTTTCCCATATAAATGATAACAAAAACTAATAATAGAAAGGATAATAATGCGTTATACATATAAAGTAAGAGAACTAGGACCAAAACAATTAGGCATGCAAAACGAAGAATATGTTGAAGTTGGAGAGTCAAAAGACATGGAAGCTATGTCTCTTAAAAAACTAAAAGCTAAACTTGATCATAAAAAGGAATATCATATAGAATATACCAACAAAAAAGGTAATTTTATATCAACAACAATAACCGGAAAGGAGAACAAATAATGGCGAATCCAAAGGAACATAAATCTGTATCTGTGCCAAAACCAGCGTATGACATGGCTGTGTTTTTACGGGACAAGATTATTGAGGATACAAAATTAAGTATAAGTAAAGTAGTGGAAACTGCTTTAAGAAAGCAGGCAAAGAAGTATGGCTACAAAAACGGGAAAGTATAAGATCTTTTGCCCTCAATGTAAGGGTAATGGATTTTACCGAGTGCCTTATCACTTGGCTAAAGAAGAGGTACACGTACAATGTGATGATTGTGAAAGAACTGGAGAGTTGTGGGTTGAGGATAAACTTGAACCCACAGAACTCAGGGACAAAGGTGTAATATGAAGAAGGATAAAAAAGTAAAAAAAGATAAAAAGAAATACAACGCAGTGCACGCGTATACTGCAATGTTAAAACTATTTAGAGAAAACTATGGCAATAAAACAAAGAATAAAATTCAAAGATGACCAGGCTAGGGGTACAAGTCCTGCAGAATTGCGTTCCTCTGGACCTAAGCAACGACCTGAAAAGGTAGCGACGACGCCTGGCGTTAAGGGGGAGAGTATCAGACGTGATGTCTCCCTTGACGATATGGAGTTTCTAGCCCATCTAAAAAAATTTTTTAAGGGATAATGCCGTACAAAGATAGAAGTAAAAGTGCTCTTTTTGATTTTGAATATCGTAACACTAAAAGAGGTTTTATTGTTACTAAGATTGTTTCTATCTTTAAACCGTCTAATTTAAAAAGAAAGGATAGAAATCGTTCTTGGGCACCTACATGTACTAAGGAGGATGTTTATCAAAAACTTATGAACCATGCTATTGAAATGAAAAGATTATACCCACAAACTGATGGGTTTCTTTGTACTTATTGTAAAGCCCCTTTTACATATAAAACAAATTACACAAGACGTAATCCTGGTGATAAACGTAAAAAAAGATCTAAAACTGATCCTAGTAAAGATAAAAATTTTTCTATTGATAGGTGGGATCCTAATATAACTTATACTTATGATAATATAAAATTTTGTTGTCTTGGTTGTAATAATAGAAAGTCATCATCAACACCGATGGATTGGAAAAACTTTATTGAAGGAGGAAATTTTTTAAATGAAACACAACTCTAGTTATATCTATCCTAAGACGGTTAGAACCATGATCGACGGTAAACGTCACTATGATATTGATGGTGGTAAATGGAAACTGCCTAGTGTAACGACGATATTGAGTGCCACACAGACAGCCGAGAAGCGTGAATCGTTAGCGAAGTGGCGTAGACGAGAGGGAGCTGAAAATGCAGCGCGGATCGTTGAGCAATCAGGAGCAAGAGGGACAGCGATGCACAAGATACTTGAGAAGTGGGTATTGGGTGAAGGATACATGGACATGACAACTGTTGGCCAAGAAGCACACAACATGGCTAAACAAGTTATTGAACAAGGTCTTTGTAATGTTTCAGAATATTATGGATCAGAAGTAACTTTATACTATCCTGGTCTATATGCAGGACAAACAGATTTAGTGGGCCTACATAAGAATGACATGGCCGTAATAGACTTCAAGCAAACAAACAAACCAAAGAGACGTGAGTGGATTGAAGATTATTGTATACAGTTAGCTGCCTATACAATGGCACATAACTTTGTACATAGAACTAACATATCTAAAGGTGTGATAATGATGTGTAGTAAAGATAACTTTTATCAAGAGTTTATCATAGCCGGACTCGAGATGAAAAAATATATGCACCAATGGCTAAAACGAGTAGATCAATTCTACGATGAACTGAAAGGAAAAGATGAGTAAAGAGAAAATGAAAAATGGGTATCATCAACTTAATACCCCTATAGTAACTCACATGTGTAATTTAATGCAGTGGGTTTATAGTGATCCTCAAATAAGAGGAAAGTTTGATAAGTTAATGGTGAATGGAGAAGAGAAAAAAGTAGCTCCATTTCTATCGGCTCTTCAAGCTTTTATACTAACAACTGCCACATCCATGAGAGAACCAGGCCAAGAAAAATTTAGAATTAAATCTGGTGATGAATTAAAATTAGCTATGGACAAAGTTATTATGTTGTTAGAAACCTATCTAGAACAACCCCTAAGATCGAACTTAATTAATGGATTAGATATGTATGTTAGTAATAGCAAATTTGAATCAAAACCTATTTCTGATGAACATGCTGACCTATTGTTTAGAAAGAAACCTAACTAATGAGTTTAAGATTAAGAGATCTACAACAAATTCTAGGTAAGTTTACTGATGGAAACAAAGGTACAGCTATATCTGATTGTTTTATTTACATGGAAAACGACCAAGGTGGGTTGAATGAGATAGGTAAAATAGAACTACAAGAGAGCAGAATGATAGGTAAAGCAAATAGTTCGGCTGCCTGGCGGGTTGTACTCAAAAAAGACGTGAAATATACGTATTTACAATCCACAACTTATAAACGGAGTTAAGTGTATGTTCACATTTTGGCCACATTTTAGTCACAATTTGGACCAAAAATACAACCTGGCGTGTGCCAACATAAGAGATATTTTTGAGCATTTATTTTTTTAAGTGATAGCAAAAGTTTTCGGTGGCACAGTGGCACAAGGGGTGTTTTTGGACTATAAGCGTTGGTATAAGCGAATAATAGCTGTGCCAGAGCAGATTTTTCTGGTGGCACAGGTGGCACACTATACAAAGTTGGTATCCCGCGCGCGGGACTTTTTTGGTTTTTGTAAAAACAAAATTGCCCTAAAATATCTCTTATATGCTAAAACAAGGTATGAAACGTAGGAAAAAATCTAAATACAAGTATGCAGTCATTGGTAAGAAGAAATACTACTTCTACAAGATAGTTTGGATTGATCCGTGCGGGGACGCAGGGCATGCAGATGTAGATGAAATGAAAAAGTTACTACCAGCCACAATGGTATCACAAGCATATATCTTTGATAAGAATAAGAAATATGTTTGGACTTTTGCTTCTTATGATACTGAGTCTGCAGTATTTTCAGATAGGAATTGCTTTCCTCGTAGTATAATATCGAAGATGGAGAAGATAAAACTATGACAAGAACAACAGAGTTTACATATAGACTCAATTGTATTTTAAAAAGGTGTAAGCAAGAGGGTAAATGGGATTTGTTATCAAGATTAGCATACAAATATGGTATCGTTATAACAGGAGATAAATACTATGACTTTTAATTATAAAAAATACTTAGATAAATTTCATCAGTGGCATCTATTTTACAGAACAGAAATAGTTTGTTTTGTATGTGGATTCTTACTTGGTGTAATAATTATATGAGAAATAAGACCTTGACTAAGAACATGCCGTTTGTAAAATGGCACGCTATACCGCCCGTAAAAGGGCCTGACTCACAAGGAGTAAAACATGGAAGTAATAAGAAAAACCCTAGCTTTAATAAAAAGTCTTTGGGTAAAAGTAAATGAGTTTTTTAATCGGATACAGGGCGCTGTTCTATTTCTGATTTTGGTTGTGACTCTTCTGGACTAACATTAATCAAACCTTTATGATCATCAAGAATCTTAGCCATCTTGGCTTCAAGTTCTTTTTCTGACATATTATCTAGATTACCAGACAATATAAGTTTTTGATCCACGTAAAGCCCACCAGCTTTACCACGTGCTACTTCTGCATTTATGGCTGCAGACCAAGCACCTTTTTTCATAGCGTCATCTCTGAGTTTAGCGAGTTCACCAAGATGTCTGCCCAAATCTATATCATATTTCTCTTGAATCTCACGTCTCAGCTCTCCGATATATGATACAACAAGAGGAGATATCTTTGGATTACGTAGTTCAGATGCTGCTTGTCTGGGTCTTGTCTTGTATCCAGCTTCATATGCACATTCAGATGCACTCTTTCTGCCCTCATTGTAGACCAAAAGCTCTGCAAATTTCATCTGTTTTTCTGTTAATTGTCTAGGTAAACCCATTATTGACATATATCGTACTCTAGCGTACAAGTCAATTTATGAAGACTATTATATTTATATTAAGTTTAGCTGGAGCAAGTTCAGATAAATCTATTGATCCCGCAACTGCTGTTGCACGGGAAATTATTAAAGGTGTGTACGATGAAAGCCGAGTCAAAACTATGGCACTTACTGAGGAAAAATACCCCCAAAATAAGTTGGACTAGATTAGAATCTTGGGCATCTTTTGGTGTACCAGATTTGCTTGGATACCAGGATGCATGCGGATTTTTTATGGTTGAGCTCAAAGTTACGAAGAGCCACAAAGTATCTTTTTCACCTCATCAAAAGCTGTTCCACATGACCAGGACAAATCGTAATTTTATCCTACTCCAAGATACCTCTCTTGGAGTCATAAAACTTTATGAGAGTAAATCGATCCACGGTCTTCTGTCAGATCACAGAGAGACACCTTCCCTCACAAACAATGATTGGGAGCACGTTCAACGCTTGTTGGTTCGTGAACCGCTAGACGCTTGAGCGCTTGAGCGCTTGCCGGCTTGTGGCCTTGCGCCCTCGACGAACCGCTCAGAGTTTTTTGCGTTGAGCTTGTCGGCTCGAGCTTGTGCCTTCAGCTTTTTGTAGTAGCTTGGGTGCTTGAACATTCTCTTCTCCTTTCCGCTTGCGAGCTTGTGCGTATCCATTCTTAACGGCCCACTCTTCATGAATCTCTATTATCATTGGGCTGTTGGCCTTGTGTTTAGTGTTTGGCATATTCTATGTTTGGAATCTTTCTGTCCCAGCAACTTCGACAGTTACCGCACTTTCCGCGTTGCTTTGGAGCGGGACAAGTCCCGCTCCCTTTCCTTACGGTAGATGTCCACGGCCAGAAAGTAACCGGGGCTTGGTCTACCATGTGTGAAGACATCCGGATGATTAAATTGTCCGGGACCTCTTCAGGGGAAATTAATTTTAAAAATTGCGCCTCGCGTGTTGGAATCCAGTGCTTGGTGTTTGGTGTGCGCTTGCACACTTCAAAAATCTTTAATAAATGATCTTCACTCTGTATGTCTCCGGCGTCGTGCCATCTAAACCACTTTTGATTTTTAATCTGTGTGACCATTGCATCGACCCAGCGCGGGTCGGTGATGGCTTTGAGTCTTACATATTGCGCATTTTTAATTGCGGGGTATCTTGTATAATTTCCCTTCATAGCGTAACAGCCTGCGCACACACTGCCAGGAATTTTTGCAAGCTTGGCGCCTGTTTTGCATTCCCATGCTGGTAGGCTGTAAGATAGGCCTGGCATTTTGCTGGTTCTGGTCATCGATCCGGTTATCTGTTTTGCTTCTTTTACTTTCATACTTCCCATAATATCCCATCGCTTGAGCGCTGTCAAGCTTGGGCCCTCTTGTGCCTCTACGAATAAATCCGCGGACAGAGATTTGGGGTCCCCCAAGCTTGTGGCCTAGAGGCAACCCGCGTTATTGGGTTTCAATAAGGTTGCCCCTTAATCGGTCAAGCTCAGGCCTGCTTTAAAAGGTATCCTGAGATTGAGCGCGCTTGCAGACTTGACCCCAGATCCCTGCCGTACGAGTTTCGCCTCTCGCAGGTTTATAGCAGAGATCTGGGCTCAAGTTTATTCCTCCTTATACTCGTCTCCCCCGTACTCCGGTTGAGCGTCGTCGCCATATTCTGTTCCTAGAAATTTAGCTTTATATTTCTGTCCTTTCTCTCCGCCTTGATAGGTGAAACCATCTTTAAGTTCACAACCCATAGCAATATCTTGCACCTCTTCTTCAGTTAACATAACTTCGCTTTCAACTTCATACTCTCTCACATCAACAGTCTGTTCGCTATATGTATATTTATATTTCATTATAATACCTTTTGTTTGGTCAAGTAGTTCGTTTGCGACTACCATGGTGAAGCCAGCGTGCTTATACACCTTAACCTAGGTCTGGCTTTAGGCCTACTTGACCCCAGATCACTCACTCTCTAGGATTTCTCCCGCCCATAGCTATTGGGGCGTAAGTGATCAGGGCTCAAGCTTGACCCCAGGTCCCTTCCACACCGGTGGCCAACGGGTTCAGAAGAGACCAGGGCTCAAGCCGGCCAAGACGATTTACACTACACGAGCCCTAGCGCTAGAGTTAATCTAGAATGGCGGTGTAGCCACGAACTTGACCCCAGATCGGCGGTGCGCACTCCCTTAGTCTCTCGACTGGTTGTTCTTGTCGCCGATCAGGGCTCAATCGAATTTAATTCGGTTCAGCCGTTCTTGTCTTTTTTTCTCACGCTTCGCTTTTAGCTCGTCGCGAATAATTAGGACGCCCATAAATAGGCACCCTAATATAATCAATGTTAGTTCCATTTTACCCTCATACTTCCAACGGCCATTCGCCAGCCGTCAGCGTCTAAGTCCCAATAAACTAAACAAGGGTTGCCCTGTTTAGATGTAAAAGACTTTCCAGCCGTTCCGTCTGGTTTATCATATTGGCCTTTACGAGTTATGAACTTTCTATGCTTCTTCGCAAAGTAAGTTATATAGAAATTATTTTTTTTCACCTTCTAACCTCGCTATTCTTTTTTCTAATTGTAATAATCTAGTAGCTATCATGTTAAGATGATTAGTATTTACTTCAACGACTTTGCCTAGCTTCATCATACTTTCTGCCCCTGTCTTATGCATATCCATGCTTTTAACTACTGCCTCTTGTATTTTATTAATCATGTTATCCTTTCTGTTATATGGGACATTATAACATAATGTCCCATATATTGTCAAGCCCTTAATTTGAGCTTATTTGTTTTATTTTAGAAGTATCCACAACCCACGCAATACCAATCTTTTTAGTTGTTGCGTCGAGTTGCCTGATTAACTCTTCAGGCGTTCCGCTTTCCATAACTTGATCTATGGCTTTCGTCTTCAGGTCTTCAAGTTGTTTTAACTTCAGGCCTTCAGGTCTTCTTCTTATTTCACGATCAACAAGCTCTCTTGCCCATTCTTTTAATTGCTCTTCACAATCGGACAGCGAAAGTTTTTCGTCTCGGTCAAAACGATAAGCATTAAAATTATTCTTTTTATCTTGACTTGCTTCCGCCTTCTTCTTGAAGAAGGTTCGAGCTTTATCTTGTACCGCCTTCAGTTGAGCTTCCGCCTTCTTAAACTCATTTAAGATTTTATCGGCGCCCATTTTCTTGGCTAACTTACCGACAATCTTTTCAGTTGCTTCGGCTCTATATTGTTTGACTAATAACTCTTGCTCTTCAATTAAAGGGTTGAAGTTTCTTCGCACCTTCGACTTAAAGTGATCGAGTTGATACTTCGTCATTGTCTTTGGCATATTATCCTTTCTGTTATGTGTGGGATATTATGTTATTAGTTAAGCGCGGTCAATAGATATATTTATACGATTTGGATTTGGGCCATAACAGATTTTCCCAGATAGTCAATAGACTCTGTGTCCAAAATGGGTCGCGCCTTACGGCTTGCAACCTGGCGGGCCCACCCTCCCTAGAGGGGTCCCTAACGATTTGTAAAAAGCTTGTAAACTATCGGGCCCACCCTCCCTTTACAGCAAAAGGGGTCCCAAGACATACCCTATATAGCTTGATTTGAACATAGATCAGCTATAAAAACTAAATAAGAGGAAAACAGAGTCCTAAAAAAATTCTGCAAAAATTTTTATGAAACAAGAAATTATCGACAAGCTTCCACCAGATGTGAAGAAAGAGTTTATGAAGTATGCAATTAAACTCTCTCAAAAGAAAACTGAAAACAAAGTCAAAAATGATTTTCTTTCTTTTGTCAAACACGTTTGGCCTGAATTCATAGAAGGTGATCACCACAAAAAAATTTCAGAAAAATTTAACCGTTTGGCTATGGGAAAATGTAAGAGGCTTATTATTAATATGCCTCCTAGACATACCAAGTCAGAGTTCGCGTCCTACCTCTTACCCTCTTGGATGGTAGGACGTAAACCTGATCTTAAAATAATTCAGACAACACACACGACTGAATTAGCTATCCGCTTTGGGCGTAAAGCTAAAACACTTATCGATAGTGCTGAATATCAATCCGTTTTCAAAACCAGACTTAGAGAAGATTCGCAAGCCGCGGGTAAATGGGAAACAGAACAAGGCGGCGAATACTATGCAGCTGGTGTCGGCTCGGCGATAACGGGTCGTGGAGCGGACTTATTAATTATTGACGATCCGCATTCAGAGCAAGATGCTCTTAATCAGCAGGCATTGGAGCGTGCTTATGATTGGTATACATCAGGACCTCGTCAGCGTTTACAACCCGGTGGAGCGATAGTT